GGGGGGGGGTGTCCGCTGGGACACCCCCCCCGGTGTCCGCCAGGACAGGGGGTGTCCGCTGGGACACCCGGTGCTGTGCGGAACGGTCACAGTCGGCCGGGCACTTGACGAGGATCTCGTAACGGTTCGGGCGGCTGTAGTCGTTCATGTTCCGCGTGCCCCCGCCTTGGATCTCTCGGGATACCTCGCCGAGCGCGATCAGGCGCTGCAGCGACTTCTGGATCGCCCGAGGCTCGACGTTGCAGTACTTCGCCAGGGTGGACACCGCAGGCCACGCCCCGCCGTCGCCGTCGTGGTTCGCGATGCCGACGAGGACGAGCTTGTCGCCCGCCTGCGCCCGCGAGTGGTGCAGAACGATCGCCATACTCTCAACACTCACGCCTGCCCCCTTCTAGCGTCGATCCGGGCCTGCCATAAGGCCAGGGCCACCCACGCCCCCGCGAGGCGCTCAGCGGCGCTCACAGCTCCCCCCAGCTACCCTCGGCGCGGGTGCTGCCGTCGGGGTTTATTACTCGATACGTTGCCCCGCGTGATCCGGTGGCGACGGCGATCGCCTCGGCCTGCAGCTGCGCCTCGCGCTCGTCGCTGAGCCGTTTCGTTTCCGCCCGCTCTGCTGCCAGCACGTAAGCGTCGTGATCGGCCTTGCGAGCCTCGCGACGAGCGATCAGTTCACGGCCGGTCATGTAGGCGTTGTTATCCTCGCCGCCGTCGTTGTAGGCGCATTCCCAGCCCTCGTGCCACGCCTCGGCGAGCATCAGGCGCAGCATCTTCTCGCGGTCCTGTGCATAGGGCAGGGCCTCGATCAGTTCGAGCTGCTCGCGGGCGGTGAGCTTGTTGTCGTTTTCCATTACAGACCTTTCGTGAATAGCACGGCCTCGGCGAGCAGCTCGCCGGGGGTGCATTGAAAATGGTTTGCCAGTGTCGCGAGATCCGCGACATTGAACCGGGTCCGGCCGAGCAGCCGATCGGATACTTTCTGCTGAGGTATGCCCAGCAGTTCGGCGACTTGCGCCTGCGTCATGTTTCGTTCGCGCATCGCCTCGGCGACTCGCTCGGGTAACACTTTCTCGGTGTAGATCACGAGAACAATCTAACACTCTTTGGGTGTGGCTAGTGACCATTCCGGGCACCCTCTTAACTGTTTGTAGGATCTCTACAACCGGGCGCGGTGCCCGGCTGCAGAGATCCTTGATTTCTAGGGGTTTTTGTCGGCCGCGGGCCGGCATTTTCGTAGTAGGTTCCCTACATACCGGCGGCCACGCTGCCCCAAGGGATCTTGGTCGCGACGGTGAACACGACGCCGAACGCTGCCAGGATAAAGCCGCCGATCGCGAGATTCTTCGAGCCTGCGTTCTCCTGCTGCTTTTCGAGGTCCTCGATCCGGTCGTGATTGGACTGGATACGCTCGGTGTGGGTCGCGAGCAGTTTGCCCTTGTCCCCGAGGCGGCCGTGAACCGTCGTCATGTCGGCCTCTAGCTTGGTGATCCGCTGCCCCTGATCGCTGAGAGCTTGGTGCAGCATCCCTTTCATTTCCGCGACGGCTACCTGCAGCCCGACGATGCCCGGCGGCTGCATCTGCTGTTCATCGCTCATATCGGCCCCGCTTGCGCTTGAACAGGCGCAGCCAGCCGGTGCCCTCGGTCTTGATCCAGGCACCGGCCCCGGCGATCAGCAGCGTGATCGACGCCGACACGAGCGGGGGCAGGTTCCCTTGTGGATCGAGCAGGTACAGGACGAGGATCGCTGCAGCGCCCGCGTACCCGCCCGCTTGGACTTTTTCTGTCGGTGTGAGGTTACCCATTTGAGAGTCTTTCTAGGATGTCGAGCAGCAGCGAACCGGCGAGGAAACCCTGCGCCGCGAGCCATAAGCTCGCGGCTGCAGAGATCCAGGCCGTGACCGTGAGTAGGGAGCAGCACAGGCTTAGGGCAGGTTCAGGATCTGCCCGACGTGAATCACGTTCGGGTCCGGGATCTGCGGGTTCGCCGCGATCAGCGCGTTCACGTCCACGCCGAACTGCAGGGCGATCAGGCCCATCGTGTCGCCCTGCTCGACGATGCACCGCTGCCGTACGTCGATCCGGGCCGCTGCCCCGGTGTCGAGAATGTTCTCGGCCCGCAGGCGCAGCCAGCCGAGCAGCGGGCCGGTGCCGGGCTGGGACCAGCCGAGCCGGGCGCGGTGCATGGGCTTGGCTGAGTACCAGCCACCATCGACAAACTGCCGGGGTTCGGCGTAGCCGTCCTGCTGCAGCACGTCGGCCCCGGCCACGTCCACGGACAGGGCCGCGCAGACGTGGCCGTGCGGGTTGATCCCGTCCCCGCCATAGACGAGCCAGTCGCCCCGCTGCGGCAGGTGGTTCGGGTCGTTGGGGTTGTTGTCGTGCCGCTCCCAGAACCGATCGGGCACCCGATCGAGCAGCTCGCGGGCACCGTTCACGCCGCCCACTGATTCCGGCCAGGGAACGCCGGTCAGGACTTGGGCGAACTCGTCGATCGGATCGACGCATTGCAGCCCGAACCGGCCGTCGGGGTTCATCTTGATCCCCTCGGCGGTGCGCAGCCATTCTTCTTCCTCGGGATGGGTCATTTTTGTTCTCCTAGATTGATCGTGCGGGTTGTTGGGTTCAGGGCAGGTAGCTGAGTGAGTCGAAATGGCTGTTACTGACGGCCGCCCACACGTCATCGCCCTCGCCGGGGCCGTGGGTCAGGTGTACGCCGTCGGCCTGAATCAGCGCGGACCATTCGGCGCGGCGCCGGGTGAACTCCTCGAATACCGGGATATAGCCGAATTTCATCGCGTCCGCGTAGGCCCTGAGTTCGAGGTTGCGGGCCGCGTGCAGCGTCCGGCCGGTGACGGGCCGGGGCGATGCCTCGGGGTTCTGTGAGGACACGATGAGTCCCGCCTTGGGGAACGCCGTGCGTACCTTGTCGATGTACGCCTGAAAGATCGGCATAAAGTCGGCGACGGTGACGCCGTTGTAGTTGTGCCCCATCGCGACAATCATCAGATCCGGGGCGGTGGGGAACATCGAGGTAAACCAGGTGGTGTGATAGGCGAGGTTCGCGCCGGGCATCGTGCCGTTGAGGATGGTCAGGGTCTGCAGGGTCGCGGCCTCGGGGGCGCGGACCTGAAACAGGCGGATCTCATCGCCTACGGTGTCGGCGCTGATCGCCCCGAAACCGTGCCGGGTGTACGGGGCGAGGATCGCGTCGTCGGCGTCGGTGATCGCCGCCGTGAGCGTCACGCCGTTGATCGTGGCGGTGACGGCCGCGCCGGGGCCGGGCTTGTAGTGGATCTCGATCGCGTAGATCCCGTCGGCCGGTATCGCGGTGTTCCCGGTGGTGGCGATCTGCGCCCCGACGCCGTTGATCGTCTTGTTGATGGTCGCGGTCCAGGTCGAGGCCCCCCGGATCAGGCGCAGCTCGACGATGCTGTCACTGAAAAACAGGCCGGACTTGACATAGAACCGCATCTGCGCCGTTGTCGCGGGCACCGCTACGGCCTTATAGGTGTATTTGGTGTAGGTCTGCCCGCCCTGCCCGCTGCTGATAAGGACTTTGCCGTAGCCGCTGCCTGCCGTGGCTTTCGCGGCCGTGCCGGTCACGTCCCAGTTATCGGCCCCGGACTGGTATTCCCAGGCCGACAGGCCGAGGGTGGGGGCGGTGCCCTTGATGTCGGCGGCCGTCCGGTCGAACCTGTCGTCGATCATCGTCGAGAGTTCGGTGTTCGGCGTCCCGGCTTGCACCGTGGTATCGACGAGGGCCTTGGACGAGTCGCTCCATCGCCGGTACAGCACGCGCAGCGCGGGATGCTTGGCAGCGAAATGATCGGCGAGCTTGCGCACCCATGCGGTGTTGTCGTAGCCGGTTGAGTCGGTGGTGACCGCGAGAACCGCGTCGCCCTGCCCGTTGTCAAGTTTGGCCATGAGCCGCTGCCCCTGATCGACGGCGTCGAGCTTCGAGGCCGCCGCAGCGGTCGCGGCCGCCGTCGCCTCGGCGGGGGTCGCGAACTGCTCGCCGAGGGCCGCAGCGAACGGGTTCGGGCCGCTGGACTGGTTCACGAAATCGGCGAGGGCCTGCGCGTCCTCGGCCGCGCCGGTCGCGTTGTATCCGGTCGGGCCGCGCAGGTTCGCTTTGTAGGCCCAGCCCTGCCCGTCGAACTCGGACAGGTCCCCGGTGTCCGGGTCGATCCACCACGTACCGGCCGAGGCGAGGATCGGCGGCTGCGTCCCGGTCCACACGAGGCCGGGGTTAGCCGGTACCCGCAGCAGGTCCCCGAGCGCCCCGCCCTCGGGCGGTACCAGCAGCTTCCAGGGCAGCAGCTCGGAAACCATCATGCGGGTGTCCTGATCCCGGTAACGGATCTCGACGGTGTAGTGCGTCGTTTCGGGGGCGATCAGCGTCGTCGAGACGAGATCAACCTCGAAAAAACCGTTGGCGGCCGGGACCACCTCGACGGCTTTACGGGCCGAGAGAATGTTCAGCCCGGCGAGGCCGGTCGAGCTGGCACGAAAGAGCAGCGCGGGGCTTTCGTAGAGCAGCGGGTCGAGGCCGAAATCTGTGAGTGTTCCATTGACGAGCGGCATTAGCGTTTAGTCCTTTCGATGGTGGCGACTTTGAGGCGCAGCTCGTCGAGCTGCTGCTGCTTTTCCGGGGGCAGCACGGCGGGTTTGTCCGCGAGGTCCCGCAGGCCCTGTTCGAGGTCGTCGAGCCGGGCCGCGAGCCGGGCCGCGTTGCCCTCGGGTGAGGCCGCCGCTGCCAGCGCGTCGAGGATCTCGGCGAGCCGGATCTCGGCCGCGTCGAGCCGGGGGCCGAGGTCGGGGATCGCCCGCAGCGCAGCCTCGGCCGCGAGCCGGGCGACGGTTTCGAGGGTGGTCGGTTCGGGGGCGGCCGGTTCGGGCACCGGGGGCAGCTCGGCCTCGGGGGTGGGTTCGGTCATAGTGTCCTGCCTAGGGTGATGTCGGTTGACCATTTTTTGCCGGTCCAGGTGGCACGCCCCGCCATGACAAACGAGCGGATCAGGCCGGGGGCGAGGGTTGTCGCTGCGGGCACGCTCAGGGCGGCCGTGCCCCGCGTATCGACGGCGAGCAGGTTCAGCAGCGGGGCGGTGTCCAGGGCGCGGGAATCGGGCAGCTGCAGATCCGTCGGCCGCCACTTGTTCGCGGTGTCGAGCCAGTAGTTGACCACGGACCGCAACTGAGCGCCGAACGCCGCCTGATCCGCGCCGCCGAGCGATGTTTCGATCTCTACCTGCCGGAAACCGTAGGCATCCTGCAGGGCCGAGTTATCCACGAAAACGGGGGTCAGGTTCATGCGGACCTCGAACCGGGTCGAGTCCCGGTTCGCGTCCGTTTCGATCGCGTTGAACGAGGCGATCTGAACATCGGTAATCATGTCCTCGGGGGACTTCTCCCAGTCGATCCCGCGCCGCACGGCCGAGGTTGGCAGCACGGCCATACCCGAGGCACCGGCCGGGGCGGTGCCGGTCCACACGCCCCGGCTGCCGGGGCCGGGCACGCTGCCGGGGTACGTCTTGCCCCGCTCGGGACTGAACGTGAGCCGTTTTGACAGGCCCGCGCCGGGGGTGTAGTAGCTCGTGTCGTGATACCGGTAAAGGTAGGACCTGCAGAACCGCTCGGCGAGTTTGAGCCACTCGATCGACTTGTACTGCTGTTTGGTCTGCGCCACGCTGCCCCCGGTGCTGCCGGTGAGCTGCCAGCCTCGGGGCAGTTCCGAGGCCAGGGTGTTGAACCGGATCGAGGCTGCGGTGTTCGCGTCGTAGTTGACGTCGATCGCCTTGTGCTTCTGCAGCTCGGCCAGGGGCGAGGCGGCCGTGAACGAGACACGCATCGCCCCGCGTACCGAGTCGTCGGGGGTGGCTTTGAGCGGGGCGAGGTTGCCCGCGAACAGGCACCGGGACGATACCGGATCGACGAGGCCCACAGGTGCCCCGACTTCCAGCCACGCGGGCATCGCGCCCCGGATCAGGAACTGCCCCGAGAGTTTGCTCGGCGGGTCCATTTCGAGGCGTGAGTCGTTGCCCCAGCCGATCGACAGCCCGGCCAGGGCAGGCCGGGGATCGGCTGCTGCGGTTTGCATCAGTTGCCCGGCGATGTAGAGATCCGGTTTCCCGAGGCTCATATCGTCGCCAGCTTCGGGCTGCCCTGAGACACGAGCGCCTTGTTGATCGTGCGGACGAGCTGCTTGCCCAGCTCCACGCCGTCCGTTGTCGCGTCGGCCTTGACCGTGATGTTCACTACCGTCCCGGCCGTGCGCAGGCTGCTACCGGACAGGCTGCCCAGGCTCGCCGACGTGCTCGCAAGTGAGGCTGTGCCGGTGAGTGACTGCGTACCGGCGAGGGGCTGCGCCGTGAATGACTGGACACCCATCAGGGGGGCCGCCATGAGCGGGGCGAGGGAACCGCCGTCAGCGTTGCCCACGACGCCGCTGCCGCCGCCGCCCTTGCCCTGCACCGCTTGGAACGCTTTCAGGACGGCGATCGCGGTATTGATCCAGCCGATTGTTTCCTTGATCTGCGCGGTGATCCCGATCATCGCGTTCACGCCCACGTTTTGCAGGATCTTGAACGCGCCCTCGACGCCGCCGATCGGGGCGAGCATCTTATCGAGCCAGGCGATCACGTCGTCGATCTTGTCTTGAATGATCTTGAACGCTACCTGCGCCGTGGCTGCGGTGTTGTCCACTGCCTCACGGAACCAGCCGACATTCTCGTACGCCCAGATCAGGCCCGCAGCGATCAGCCCGAGGGCGATAATCACGATGCCGATCGGGTTCGCTGCCATGGCAATATTCCAGAGCCACTGAGCGACGGTCACAGCCGCGATCAGCCCGGCCATAGGCCCGAGATAGTCCGAGTACTGGATCGCCCAGTCGAGGACGGGCTGCAGGTAGGGGATCGCCTGCGCCGCGAACGTCTGCAGTTGCCCCTGCGCCTCGCGGCTGAACTTCTCGATCGCCACGCCCGGCCCCTCGCCGACGGTCCTGCCGAGTTCGTCGGCCTTGCCTGCCAGGGAATCGAACGAGTCGCCCATCGGGTCGATAGCGTTCAGGAAGTCGGGGATCTTGGCGGTGCCGAGATCTTCCAGGGGTGTCCCGAACAGGGCGAGGGCGGCCGTTGCGCGGGCCTGCGGGTCCTCGATGTTTGACAGGCCGGTGACGATTTTCCCGAACGCTACCTCGGCGTCGTCGCCGCCCGCGAGGATCTTCTGCGCCATTTCGTCGGAATTGACGCCGATCGCCTTGTAGGCATCGACGGTGGTTTTGCTGCCGTCGGTCGCCCGGATCGTGAACTCTTTGAGCGCATCGCCCATCTTGTCCATGCCGATCGCGCCGTCTTTGGAGGCGTTGACGATGATCCCGAAAGCGGTTGAACCGTCGATGCCGAGATCCGCGAAATGCTTGCTGTACTCGTCCATGACGGGCAGCAGCTCGGCCTGCATCGCCTTGGGCATCTTCTGCATGGAACCGACGAGCAGATCGAACGCCTCGTCGCCGTCCTTGGCGAGGCCGGTTTTCATCAGGATCCCGGCCGTGTTCACCGCTGCGGGCACGTCGAGTTCAAACGTGCTGGCCAGATCCATCGCCTTCCGGGTGAGCCGTTCCACGTCGGCCCCGCCGTTATCGGACATCTTCGCCAGGGACGAGGCGACGGCCGACACCGCGCCCTCAACCTCGGCCAGTGACTCGCCGTAGGCATCCCGGTAGAGCTTGCCCGATACCTCGCCCGCTTTCTTGGCGTCCTCCCCTGTCAGGCCGAGCTGCCCTGCGAGTTTGCGGCTGCCCTTGTCCGCCTCGATCGCGTCGACGAAACCCTTGGTCAGGGCAGCGCCTGCGCCCACCCCGGCGAGCTTGCCCGCGAGTTCCATGCCGGAATTGATCTTGGACATTTTCGAGCCGTATTTCTCGGCCGCGCCCTCGGCGTCTTTGTAGGCTTTCTCTGCTCCCTTGGCATCGCCGATAATGCGCACTGACAGGATCGCGGATTTACCGGCCATGCTTGCCCCTGCTCTCTGCTTGTTCTTCGAGGATTGAAATTGCCGTGAGTATGTTCTCGGGCGACTCGTCCGCCCAGGCCGAGGGCATCGTGTTTGTTGCCAGGGCCAGGGCGACGAGCAGGGAACTTACAGAGTCGGCGGGGTGTCTAAACCCAGGCCGAGTACCTCATCCTCGTGCTGCTCGTCCTCGTCGGCGGGGATGACCATCAGCGCCCCGGTGTTCGGGTCGGTGAACTCTTCCCAGGTCTGATCGATCAGGCCCGCCCGCTTGGCAGCGGACCAGCCGCGAAAGCTCTGCAGCTTCATCGTGTTTTCGGAGATCGTGCCGAGCCTCGGGTTGGCTTTGAGCATCTTCTCGAAAGCGAACGTATCGAACAGGTTCGGGGTGACGGTGATCTCGGAACCGTCGGCCTGCGTAATGGTGAGCTTGGGAATTGCCATGGTCTTAGATGCCTTTGACTAGTTGGATTGAATCATCGAGAGCCCGCTCGTAGACGGGCAGCCAGCGCCCCTCACTGGACCGGGCACCCTCGGAAATAAACAGGGCACCCCGGACCACTGAGCGGGTACGGCGGGGGTGGGTTTTGTTCGGCCAGTACCGCCTGCCCCAATGGATCGCGGCCGCGTACGGGGCGGCCTTGTTCCCGGCCCGGACGATGCCAGCGGTTTTCGTGCCAGCGCCCCGGATCGTTCGGGACAGGCGGCCGGTGACGCGGGGGGCGAGGTCGGCCGAGGCGCGGGCCGCGATGTTCGCGGCCGCCTTGTGCGAGTCTTTGAGATCCGCCAGGGAATGCCCGGCCGCCGTCAGCGTCTTGCGGAGCTGCTTGACGCCCTCAACCTTGATCCCCGCGTCTTGTGCCACGGTCTAGGCGATCAGGCCGAGGTTGTAATCCCCGACGATCGGGAACGTGAACTCGGACTCGTTGCGGGTCTTGACATCGCCGCCGATCCGCAGCCTGCGGACCTTGACAATGCCGGTGACCTGCAGCGCCCCGTCGTTGTTCGGAATGAATGTAAACGGCAGTTCCTCGCCCCGGTGTTCGTGGCTCCACAGGATCAGGGACTGCGCATCGTAGGACTGCAGGACGGTCCCGGTCAGCTCGGCCGTGTCGGTGTCGTCCCCGCCGATCTCCTCGCCGGACAGGACCGGGATCGAGTCCTCGGTATCGGTGGATGGTTCCACGCTGCAGGCCCTGAGCTGTGAGGCCCACTGCTCGGCGCTGCCGGTCGCGCCGATCGAGAGTGTGCCGGGGCCGAGCTTGTCTGATTTGACGGGCATTAGGTCGCCTCTACTTTCACGCTAAGGGGGATCTTGAACGCGGGCAGGATGCCCGAGCTTGTCTGTACGCCCTCGTCGAGCTGGATCTCGCCGTCGGGGGTTACTGCTTTGAGGGCCTGCTGCAGCAGGCCCTGCAGGGTTTCGATCGCCGCCATGTAGCCCAGATCCGGGGATATGAGATAGATGCTCAGATCCAGGCGGCCGCCGCCGTCGAGCGTTTCCTGCTCGATCGTGTCGGCCGCGATCCAGGCGCAGGGCGGGATCAGTTTGTCGGTGTCGGTGTCTGCGGTGAGGCCCGCGCCCTGCAGAGCGTCGGTGACGCTCTGCAGGGCCTCGGTGATCCTCACCCGATCTCGGGCGGTGAGAACCGCCCGATCCGCAGGAGCTGCTCGATCAGGACATCGGTAACACGCCGGAACGCCGAGTCGGGGATCTGCCCGCCCAGGCCGTTATCGGTGATGCCCGGTTTGTTCTGATCCCGGTACAGCCCGGCCGCGAGCCGGGCCGCGCCGAGGCGCTTGTCGTCCGGCCACTCGACGGGCAGCCCGGCCCCGTCTACCGGGTCCGTGTGGTACCGGCGTATGTAGGCGTTGGTCGCCTTGACGAGTGACTGCAGCCGCACGTCGTTCTCGGGGATGTTCGGCATCCCGAGTTCGAGCTTGACCGCTGCGGCCGTGGTGGGATCGGCCATGGTTAGACGGCCGGGGTAACGGTGCGCTTGACGATCGCTCGGGGGTCGTTCACGACGAGGCCGCCGTAACTGAAGAAACCGAGATCCACGCCGCCGCGTGCGATGTCCTGCGCCTGCAGCTTGATCGGGGTTTTCTCGTGAACGTCGGCCGCCCGCTTGTCGAAACCGACAACCTGCCCGAGGTCGAGCTGCCCGTCGGCCTCGATCCGCAGATCCGCGACGGTGGCCTCGGCGTTGGCCAGTGAGATCCCGGTCGCGTTGGCGAGCCAGAACGGAACCTCGGACTGCTTGAGGTTGCCGTAATCCTCGAACACGTCCTCGGCCAGGAAGATCTGCGAAACGGTCGCGCCTACCTGCCGCAGGTCGGTCGCGATCGAGGCGATCGCTGCCAGGGCCGTGGGGCTTGCGCCCTTGTCCGTGGCTGCTGTCAGGAGCTGCGTGGCGATGTCCTCGTTCGAGGCGATGTCATACTCGGCCGCCGCTGCGGTCCAGAACGAGATCAGGAAATCGGCGTTCCCCAGGTCGATGAAAATACGGTCGATGTCCCAGCCACCGGCCCAGCGCCCGGCCGTGCCAGTGATCGGCTTGGTTTTGGGCTTATTGCTCGGCACGTCGGTTTTGTTGCCCGAGTACTTGGCTACCTTCGGGCGCACGTCCCAGGCCCAGCCGCGCAGCTCCATCGAGGTCAGCGGCTTGACCGGGCCGAGGGCCTCGATCCAGGGGCGGCCGGTGTTCGCGGCCTGCCATACCTCGCCCATCCATCCCTCGCGCAGGCCCCAGCCCTCGCCGAGGTCGTCGGCGGGCAGCACGTCCTGCAGGGCGAGCCGGATCTGCGTCGGGTCCTGCGTCGCGACGGCGGCCGAGACTTTGCGGGCCACGCTCAGCAGCGACTGCGGGCGGGGCTTGGTGGTCACGCTGCCTGCCTGCGGGAAACCATCGGCCTGCAGGCGCTGCTCGGGGGCCGGTGCCTGCTGCCCCTCGGGGGCGGCCGGGGCGAGCGGTGCCTGCTGCTGCCCGCCGAGGGCCTGCTGCCCGAGCGGGGACTCGGGGGCGGCCTGCCCGCTGGCACCGGGGGCGGTGCCGAGGGTGGCGATCTGCGCGTCGGTGAGGCCCGCTGCCTTGAGTGCTGCGATCTGTTCGGGGGTCATTGTGGCTGCTTTCTTTCGGGCCGCAGACAGTGCTACGGACTCAACTTGTGCATCTTGGAAATCGGGAACGGCGACGAGCGATGTCTCGAACCATTCGGCCGCGTGAACGATGAGATTGAACTCGTCGTCGAACTCGTATTTGTTGGCGATAAAACCGACGCTGAAACCATCGCGCAGGCCCTGCTCGGCATCGTCGAGGGCCTTGTCGCCGTCCGCGCCGTCCGCGACTTTGTACGTCGCCTTGATCGACTCGGGGCCGGGGGTGTACTCGGTCATGTAGCCGACGGGCTGCCCGAGGTCGTGATCGCGGAGCAGCTTCACACGCTTGATCGGTTGGCGGGGGGTGAGGCTGCCGGGCATGAGCTTGACGCCCTGAGAGCTGCTGTGCTTGTTGAAAACAGTTACGGTCCCGGTGATCGTCCGGCCCGCGCGATCTACCGCGCACGCGCCCGAGATCGAGAGCTTGATCGGGTCCATTATTTTTTGCCCTCGGCTTTCTTGATGTCCTCGGTGGTCATGAGTTCCAGCTCTTTGGCGAGCTTGTAGTTTCCGTACCGGGTGGCGGTGTCCTCTCGGGTCAGTACGTCGGTGTCAAACCGGCGATAGCGGCCGTGAGCGCAGAGATCATCCATGCTCAGGCGGTCCTCAAACGCGGTCATGTAGGGGGCCAGGAAGTTATCGATCAGCGCCGCCTCGCGGCTTGCCTTGTTCGAGTAGCTCAGGGACGTGCCCTCGGCTGCGGCCGCCGCGATCTCGGGGTTCGAGGCTGCGCCCATATGCCGCAGCAGTTCCAGGGTGATCGCCTTGCGGCCGTCGATCATGAGCTGCTCGGCGGCCTGCCCGAGGCTCGTTACCTTGACCTGCTTCGAGCTGTACCCGACGCCGTGAACCTCGCGGGCCTTGATCCAGCGGTTGAGCAGAGCGTCGATCTCGTCCTTGTTCAGATCCTCGCCCTCGTTGTGGATATCCAGCGAGGGAACCGGGTTGTTCTCAGCTTTCGCGGCTGCCCGGTTGAGCCGGATCGCCCGCCTGATCGTGTCGGCCCCGCGCAGCAGCAGGCCCTCGTGAGGCCCGTCGATCCTGATCGAGTCTTTCGCGGGCACGTCCTCGCCGAACGCCTTGACCATCTGCCCGGCGTCGTTGGTTTCGGCCTGATCCTCGGGCACGAGCCGGAACCGTGAGGGCCTGCCCTCGTTGTCGCGGTCCATTACCTGCCAGAACGCCCGGCCGTGAAAGAACATGTTGTCGATCGTCCACAGGACAGTCTGTGAGCGGGTCCGCCCTGCCTCGGGCTGCACAAGGGAACGGGGCTGAGTCGGGACGGGCAGCCCGTTCGTGCCGTACTCGACGAGGGGGCAGCGGGAGATCCGGCCCACGAGGACATCGCGCCCGGCCGCTACCGTGGCGATCCCGATCGCCGCGTTCCGGCCGACAGCACCGGACACCCCGACGCCGTAGAGCATGTCGAACGTCACGGTTTCCAGGTGCGAGCCGTCGGACCAGGGCGAGAGCAGGACATTCTGCGCAGCGGACAGGCCCCGAGGCATGAAAGCTTGGGAAATACGTTCGAGTAGTTTCACGGTTGTAACTCTGCGGGCACCGTATAACGCACGAAAGCCAGAGACGCGAAAAGGCCCCGCCTGATCTTCCGGGGGGGGAAAGATCAGGCGGGGCCTTCGCTAGCTGCTCGGCTATGTACTCACGTACGGAGAGAGTTTAGCAGCTTCTTTCTTGAGGTTGTCCTGCAGCTCGCGCATCCTTGCCATGCCGTAGGCGAGTGTCGCCTGCTTTTCCCCGTCGTGCGCCGCCCGCTCGTGATCGGCTGCGGCCGCCCAGGCGGGCACCCTGCCCACCCTCACGGCCCGATATGACGGGCACTTGTCGCAAACGATCACCACTGATTCAGACGTGAAATCCAGTTTTATTGCCATGTTGAGCAGCTCCCCAGCTTTGTTGCTTTTTAGTGATAAGGCTCACCAATCGATCATTGGCTTGCCCAGTGATTCCTCTCGATGGTCATACGCCCACAGCCCGACGGCCGAGGCGATGATCGAGGGGATCGGCGCGGTGCTGTGTTCCCGAGAGAACGTCACACCGCCCGACATCTTGCGCAGCACCGCGTTAGCGACGGCGGCCGCGAGGCTGCGGCTGCCGTCCCAGCGGAGCGTCTTGTCGTCGCGTGCCCAGGTCAGCCACGCATCGCAAGCAGTGCCGTGATCCCGAGCGCCGACGGTGAAAACCTCGACGGGCTTGTGATCCTTGCTCGTGGGGTTCCGCAGCTCGTCGGTGACGCGCCGGGTCGCCCCGCCGTCGTCGGCCCCGATTACAGCCGGTTTCCACTCGCGGTCAATCATGCGGATAAACGGGACCACCCACGCCGTTCCCGGTGCCGCGTGAACAACGGCCGTGCAGGGCATCCCGGTATCGTCGCGCCAATTCGCCATGACAGCGGCGCAGGTGTTGTTCCAGCCGATCTCGTAACTGATCGCCACTTTCGAGCGCAGCGGCGCGTCCTCGGGGCCGATCGTGGCGAGCTGCCGGAAATCATCGGTACCGATCAGCGGGTCGGCCGCCTCGGTCAGCCGGTTCATGTAGGCACGCATCCACTCGCCGGGATTATCGAGGTAGTTGTGTGCCTCGATCGCCATTGATTCCTGCGTGATCGTGATCCCGTAGGCCGGGTGGAACGAGGCCCAGGTGTCCGGGTCGTACGGGTCCGCGCCCTCGGGCATTGACCACTCGAAATAGGCGATGCCCGGCTCCCCGGCCCGGCCCCGCTTGACAAGCTTGTTCATGAATACCGATTGCGCCGTGCCCATTGTGGACACGAGCCAGATCTGCCGGTTGTGGATCGTGATCTGCGCCGGGCCGATCGCGCCCATCAGCTCATTGCCGCGCAGCTCGTCATGCTTCCAGATCTCGTCGAGGGTGACGATCAGCGGGGTTTCGCCGTGCAGCGCCGAGGGGCCGGGCGCGAAAATGTTCAAGCTCGAACGGTTCGGCAGGGACATCGACTCGGAACCGGCCGCGTACCGCAGGGCGAACAGTTCCTCGATCGGTGACTCTTGAACGAGGGCCACGAGATCCGCGAACCGGGCGCGGGCATCCTTGCCCGTTTGGGCGGTGTAGAACCCTTTGCAGCCGTGGTTCATCATCAGCCGGGTCAGGTTCACCGGGCCGACGAGAGTCGTCTTTCCGGACTGCCGGGGCACGGTCACGAGAACGATCGGGTACTTGTAGCGGCCGTCGGGGTAGTACTCGGTGGCGATGTCGGCGACGTGCCGCTGCCAGGGCATCAGCGGTTTGCCGAGGGCCGCCGCAACATGAGCGATGTCTGCGCCCTCGGACGGCAGGGACAGATCCCGCTCGGGGCTGTAGGCGGGCCTCGGCATCGCCGGGGCGATCACGCTCACTAGTAGCCCTTAGTTGCCCGCAGCATCGCCCGGCCCCAGCTTGCCCAGCTCGTGACGAAACCCTCGGCCGAGACGGTGAGCCAGTGCGCCTCGGCAGGGTTGCAGTCGGTGTCCTCGCCGTCGCAGCGGAACACGAGGGCCTTTGAGGGCCGGGCTGCCTGCCCGCCCTCGGTCGTGAGTTGAAAACCGTTGTTCATGATGTCTCCTGTCGGCTCGGGAACGTTTCGAGGAACGCCTCGAACTTGCCCCGGTTGGCTACTTCCGGTTGCGGCAGGGCCGCCATTGTGTCGCGGTACGAGTCCATCAGGCCGGTAATCGCGGTGATCCGTACCCTCGGATCTCCCAGGGCTTTCTGCAGCATCCGGGCCTGATCGAGGGCGAGCTGGCAGATCGCCAGATGCCGCGCCTCGATCAGTTGCTGCTTGTTCAGATCCTCGATCGAGAGCTGAGTCGCCCTAACGATATCGGTATCCTGCCCGGTGCCGAGGGGTTGCACTTCGAGGCCGGGCAGTTCGGTTTGGATCTCTAACAACTCGGCCGCCTTTCGGTGCGATCCCGGCAAAACCGGTTTTTTTTCTGAGCGATTCGGGGGAAATGGAAGGGTAGGCGCGGGGTGTCCAGAGCTACCCGATTCTAAAAAACTGCTGTTGATCCTCGACGATCGCGGCCGGGCCTTCGAGTATCCGCGTGCCCTTGCTGCTGTTGCACGGACCGTGAGCGGGCCGCAGGTTGTCGAGGTCGAACATCAGCTCGGGATACTGGGACTTGGGCAGGACGTGATCGGCGGTGGTCGCGCCGGGCAGGTGACAGATCCAGCATTTGTCGCCATATGCTTCGAGTGTAAGCCTTGTGAACTCTTGGGCTTTACGCCCTCCCCAGCTCGGGGCACTCATGCCGCGATGGGTTTGCTGCAGAGTGCGCAGTCGCCGATCGTGAGCCGGATCGGTTCGGGGCAGCAGCAGTGAGTGATCCCGAGGCGTACGCCCTGCAGCGTGAGATCCCCGCTGATCGGCATCGGCCAGCCCATCCGCTCATAGGCGACTGCCTCGCGTACCCGTTCGTCGGTAGCGGGTACGGCGTGCCGTTCCCAGTCCTCGTACGTCATGCCCCAGTTAGAGTGAGCCACGGTATTCCCCCCATTGTTTGTTGACTGCCTGCTGCCAGGCGTGGTGTTGGTGTTTCGGGCAGGGTGCCATGTTGTTGCACCCCTCGGCCGAGCAAGCCTGAAACTCAAACCCTTGGATCTTAACAGGCTTGTTCGGTGCATCCTCCAGCGGTGCATCGAACGTTTCGGCGGGTCGGCGGTTGAACTTGCGTATTGTCTCCTGCTGTGCTGCATAGGCCCCTGCGGTGCTGCGGGAGCCTGCAGCCTCGGCCTCGGCGATCGTGATCTCGTTCTCGTCGAACAGGGCCTGCAGGTGTTCCGGCTCGATCATCGATGCTCCCTGCACTTGATGTAGTCCTGCCCAGGGTAGGACCGCCTGCCGACAACGCTGCAGCCCTCGGCGTGCTTCCAGCAGTTGAGCATCGGATTATCGTTGCCCGAGGATCTGCAGGGGATGCAATACCGGCCGCGCAGCTCGCGGACTTTTCCACAGGCGAAACACTTGCCCTCGTTCTCTGGTGAGGTACTTGTGAAACTGGATTCATCAGAGTTACTAGGGTGGTTTATGGATGGTTTGGGTGTCCGCTGGGACAGGGGGGGGGTGTCCGCTGGGACACCCCCCCCGGTGTCCGCCAGGACAGGGGGTGTCCGCTGGGACACCCGGTGCTGTGCGGAACGGTCACAGTCGGCCGGGCACTTGACGAGGATCTCGTAACGGTT